CACCGAATTGCGGGAGCAGGGCTTCGATATTCCCACTGACATTGGGGATGATCCGGAAATCTACACCCAGGAAGACTACGCCCGCGATCAGTTTGGCGAACGTCGTTTAGAGCGCTATAAGCCCTCGGACCCCTCCATGCGTCGTGTAAAAGCACGCATGATCTGGATTCGGGTAGATGCCGATGGCGATGGGGTCGCGGAACTGCTGCAGATCATGCGGGTGGGCCGGCACATCCTCTACAAGGAAGAAGTCTCCCGCATTCCTGTGGCTTCAGGTGTGGCCTGTCCACTGCCTCATAGACATGTGGGCTTTTCGGTCGCGGATTCCACCATGGATATCCAGCGCATCAAGACCACGATCCTGCGTGAGGGGTTGGATAACCTATACCTCTCGAACAATCCGCAGAAGATCATCGATGAGACCAAGGTCAATATCGATGATGCACTAATCTCCCGTCCGGGCGGACTGATCCGCTCGAGCGATGTGAACGCGGTTCAGATTGTCGAGCATCCGTTTGTATTCCCCCAAGCCGTTCAGGGCCTGGAATACATGGACATGGTGCGTCAGAACCGCACCGGGGTGAACAACAACTTCGCCGGTATCGATCAGGCCTCGCTCAACAACGTTCAGCCGGGTACGGTCAACCAGATCAGCTCCATGCAAGGGCAGCGGGTCGAGCAGATCGCCCGCATTCTCGCCTTTGCGCTGGAGGACCTGTTCAGCATCGTCCACGAACAAGTGCTCAAGATGGGGCACAAGCGTGAGACGGTGCAGATGGATGGCCAGTGGGTCGAGGTCAATCCGGGTGCGTGGAAGAAACGCAACAACTTCAAGATCGCGGTTGCATTCTCCGCCGGTAACAAAGATGCCCAGATTGCCCGGCTGATGTCGATGATCGCTCAGCAGGTTCAGGCCTTCGAGCTCAAGATTCCCTGCGTGACCCCGGAGAACTTCTACAACTCCGTGATGGAATTGACCAAAGCCGCGTCCTTTGCTGCGCCTGGCCGATTCTGGACGGATCCGAAACAGATCCCCCAGCCACCGCCGCAACCGCCGCCTGAGATCATCAAGACGCAGATGGAAATTGCGTCCAAGGAGAAGATGAAAGCGGCGGAGATCATGCAGCAGGAAGTGGAGAGCCAGCGCAAAGCCGCTTTGGAGCAGTACGCGATCGATTCCCAAGCCGGTATTGCTGTAGTTCACAAGCAGATCGATCACGGCCATACGGTCGCCGTAGAGAGCCTCAAAGCCTCCAATGCCGCCGCTCTGGCTACCCTGGATGCGAAGCTCGATCAGACCAACAAAGCCCACACAAACGCGGTGGAAGCGCACTCCGGTACCCAGCAGGCTATCGAGAAGCATGGGGTCAGTCTTCAGGCAGCCCATGCCATGCTGAACAAGGTTTTGGAACACGTAACATTGCAATCCAAGCTCGCCACGGGTCGAAAGGTGATCCGCAAGAACAATAAGGGCGAGATCACCGGCATGGACATCCTGGACCCGGCCGGTGCCGTGCTCAAATCCCACACTGCCATCAAAGATCCGCACGGTCGGGTCATTGGGATGGAATGAACGCACTGGATCGGGCCGACAAAGCCAAAGCGATACTGGAATCCCCCGTCTACCACGAGGCGTGGGAGGGTGTGCGAAACGCCATTATCGACCGTATCGAGAAGTGCTCACTGACAGATACTCAGACAGCGGAGGATCTTCGCCGCTGTTTGAAGCTGTTGAAGGACGTTCGACTCAACATGCAGGTCATGTTGCAGGCGGGCAAGGTCGAAGCCTTCAAACTGGCTGAAGAAGAGAAACGATTGAAGAATCCCTTACGCAACTATTTCAGGTAACCCATGGAAATCGAAAACACCGACCAAGGGGAAACCCAGTCGGTTGAAGATCGACTGATGAATGCTCTGGGCCATTCCCTCCAGGAAGAAGCGAGCGCCGAGGTTGAGCAAACCGAGACTCGCGGCTCAGATGATGAATTCGCTGAGCTCGAATGGGACGGGGTGAAGTTCAAAGTTCCCTCGAAGGCCAAAGAGGCTTTCATGAAGAACGAGGACTACACCCGCAAGACCCAGGAGTTGGCTGAGCAGCGAAAGTCCGTGGAGCACGTCCACGAACTGGCCAAGCAGCGGCAGTTGGACGCGGCGTTTAACGACTCGATTGCGAACGAGCAACGGGAAATCGCCGTGATCGATGCCTATCTGGCTCAGGCCAAGACACTCAACTGGGCTTCGATGAGTACGGACGAGATCCTCAGAGCCAAGTTGGAACTGGATAACGTCCGGGACCGACGTGCGCAGCTGCAGGAGACGGTGAATTCCAAGCGTTCCAAGTTCATGGAAGAAGTGCAGACGCGAATCAAAGAGATGCGCGGTAAATCGCGCGAACTCGCCAGCAAATCCATCAACGGGTTCTCTGAGGAAGCCGAAAAAGCCATGCGGGCGTATGCCGCGGACGCCGGTCTCAGTGAAACGGAGATAGACAACGTGCTGCTCGACCCGAGGTCCTACAAGATCATCTGGGAGGCATCACAGTTTCGGAAAGTGCAAGCGAGCACGGCCAAGGTAGACAAGGCCGAAAAGCTTCTCAAGCCCGGCGCGGCCAGCGAGAGAATGCCCGATGACGTCAAAGACAAGCTCAACTTCCGAAAGGCCATGAAGTCGGCGAAAACATCGACTGAGAAAGCAGCTCATATCGAGAATCGCCTCGCGGGCCTCTTCGGTAGAGGTGGATAGATGACTGTTCTGACCAATACAACCCTCACCTTCGGTGTGGGTTCCGGCGGTGGTATCCGCGAAGACCTCGAGGATGTGATCTGGGACCTGTTCCCGGAAGACACCTGGGCGGTATCGAACCTCGACAAGGTCGATTGCAACGCCCCCACCCACGAGTGGCTCACTCAACAGCTGGCCGCGGCCGCTACCAATATCGGGGTGGAAGGCGATGATGCCAGCTTCACCTCGCTCACTTCTCCGAGCCGTGTAGCGAACTACTGCCAGATCCTGTCCAAGACCTTCCTGGTCTCCGACACGTTGGAGGCGACGAAGCGCGCGGGACGCGGCTCTGAAGTGGCTCGTGGCGCGATGGTGAAGATGCGTGAACTGAAGCGCGATATGGAGTTTGCGCTCACCACCAATCAGATCGGGACGGCCGGCGGTGCGACGACAGGCCGTTCGATGGCCGGCATGGAAACCTGGATCGCAGGTTACCTCAACAATGCTGTCGTCGGAACGACCGTCACGGCTTCCACTGCTGTGGTGTCTACGACGACTGCCAATACCTGCACGACTCCCGGTTCGACTTCGGGTGTTCCAGGAACGGCGCCCACGGACGGGACGACGACGGTCGCTCTGACCAAGGGCAATCTGGATGCCGCGCTGCAAGGTGCTTGGTCCAATGGTGGCAACCCCACCATTGTCCTGTGTCGGCCCAACAACAAAACGGCTATCGATGGATTCACCTCCATCGCGACCCGCTTTGTGGACGTGGACGCCTCCACACAGAGCCCGATCATCGGTGCAGCCAACGTGTACGTGTCGGATTTCGGCCGGCATACGGTGGTTCTGCATCGATACATGCGGACCTCGGTCGTGCTGTGTCTGGATCCGAACTACTGGGCGGTGGGTTTCCTGCGGCGCCCAGCCGCACGGCAGCTCGCACGAACCGGTGACGGTACGAAGTACCAGATCATCACGGAAGCCACGTTAGTGGCGAGGAACTTCCAGTCCTCGGCCAAAGTGGTGGCTTTGACGTGACCTAGCGGGGCCGGATAACACCGGCCCCATTTTGAGGAGTTATGCCCGAATTCTTTGAATACGACCCGCTGTCAGGAATCAAAACTGAAACGGTGTGGTCCGAAGCCGACCAGCAAATGACTGTCATTCGCACCGCGGATGTCGAACCGCTGCTGGATGTGGCCAAGTCCGCTCGGAACGAGCTCGGTATCAACCGCGGCGATATTAAGCAGGGCTGGTGGTTGTACGCTTCCATCCCGCCGATCGTGCAGATCCAGATGCGCGCCAAAGGCATCAATATTTCCGATCCTGATCACCAGAAGCGGATGATCCAGGAGATCAACGAACACTATCCCCACTTGAAGATGACCACCGGTCACGAGATGGGCGCCAAGGAAAAGATCTTCCTTGGATAGCTACCAAACCGCCGGCGAGAAAGCCGAGCAGGGCAAGCTCGAGGAGGCCTGGAAGATCATTGGGCCGAAGCTGATCGCTAACCCCAATGATCCGCGTGCCTTGGTTACCGGCGCTTACATCATGCGTCGGTTGGGCGCTTTGGCCCAGTCCTATCACTTCGCCCAGGCGGCTTGTCGGTTACTGCCGCATGATGCTGCCGCCTGGACCAACCTGGGTCATACCGCATCCGAAATGTGGTTGGTGGATGAGGCAGAACGGTATTACCGCCGCGGCTTAAAAGTCGTCACGAACGACAAGCACCGCAAGGTACTGCAGCTGAATCTTTCAGCGCTGTATCTGGACAATGGTCGGTTCGACGAAGCCGAAGCTATTACCCGCCAGATTTTGAAGGACGATCCGACCCATCATAGCGCCCAGGCCAATTTGGGATTCTGTCAGCTCGCCAAACGCGACTGGAGCGGCTGGAAGGGCTATCACAACACGATTGGCAGTGACTGGCGTCCCAAAGTCCAATACCTGGACGAACCCGAGTGGGATGGATCACCGGGTAAAACGGTCGCCCTCTACTGCGATCAGGGTTTGGGCGATGAGATCTCGTTCGCCTCGATGCTTCCGGATGCGATTGAGATCAGTCGTAAGGTGATTCTGGACTGTGATGCACGACTCGTCGGGCTCTTCAGACGCTCATTCCCGCAAGCCAGGGTATACGGTACTCGTCGCGCCAAAGAGGG